CACCCTCAATTTCTATTCTAGATCCTGCATAACGTGCGAAGATTATCCAATCTCCGACCTTGCACCATGGACCTTGTGTAAATCTATCTTTATCTGAATAACAATCAGGACCCATAGCAAGAACGTTTCCGCATTGCGATCCTACTTGTTGTCTCTCAATTGTTTCGTGTCCTAATAAAACTCCACCTTTAGTTTTCTCATTCATTTTAAATGGTAAAACTAAAAGTCTCCAACCAGTTGGTACTGGAAGTTTAGTTTTTTCTTTTGTAACTTCTTTTTGTTCTTCGGATTTTTTTAACCCTACTAATTCTTTATTTGGTGTGATTATCTTTGGGTTTTGACCCGTTGATATTGATGACTGTGCCTTTTCGCTCATTTAGCTCCTTATCGTTTAGCAGGTTAGAGATTTCCTGTCGCACTGATTCCAGCGCGTTTATTTGTCCTATTATATACTTGTATGTTTCCATATTGTCAACCCCTCCGGACGTAACCGAGATTGATAATTGATCTACTCTTCTAGTGATTGCTCTTCTAAGACTATTTAAGACCTGTTCTGGTTCCATATATTATCTGATAGCAGCATTGCATAGGTCACAATTAACTCTATATCGTGTGTGTCCTGAACAATGATCAACGCTTTCTACTTTCACTTCTGTAGGTGCTCCTACAATAACTTCTTCTTCTACAGGAGTTTCTTCTAAAACTACTGGTTCTTTTTTCTTCCCGAATAGGAAGTTCCATATTTTCTTTAAAATTTTCATTACTTGATTTGGCACCCTACTTTTTTACCTTTGAGAACTGCACCACCTGATTTATAACCTCTGTTTAATTCTCCAATAACTCTTCTTTTCTCAGATCTGTCTGCTGCATCAGGGTGTCTTCTTGCATCGATTCTACCCATTTCTTCTAGTAAGTTAGCTCTTCCACCTATGTTATATTTTCTTCTCTTTGCTTCTATCCTCGGCTGCGGAGGTTTTATCGGGGATCTGTGTGCCCCAATTTTCTTTTTTCCAGATCCATACATATTTCCAGTAGGTCTTCGTGGTTCGGGAAAGTCTTTAGGTCCTAAAACTTGAACAGAAGTTGGTCTTCCAACTTCTTCTGTAAAACGTTTTTTTGCTTTTGATGTTTCGTCTTTAAGATTAGACCAATCAGTGGTCATTTTTACCATGCCTGTACCACCACTTGGAGTTCTTTTCTCTATTTTTATCATTCTTTTTTCAGGAGAATAAGCATCGTCAGATGTCATTAATTTTTTTACATTTTTAGTTTGTTTAGCTCTTTTTTTATGCATAGCTTTTTCTAATGGTTTTTCTTTTTTATCTGCTGGTAATATTTTTATTGGCATTATGATTTCCTTTTCTTAGCTATTTTCTTAAACGTCTTTGCTAACGCTTTTGCTCTTCCAGTGCAACCTTTTTTTGTAATAGGTGTACACTTTCCTTTAGTTCCACGTTTTTTGATTGATTTATTTACTGATTGTATCCAACCACCTTTAGCCATGGCAACTCTATCGCCACCATTCGTATAGCCCCATTTGTTGTGGCCTGCTGGTGGATTGAATCCCGGTACGTGCATTAAATCGAATGCTGTTTTTTTCATTATTTTGCCTTTGGAAAATATTTCTTTTTTCTACCTGCACCAATTTTTTTAGTCCAACCAGTTTGTCTTAAATGTTTAAGTTCTTTTGTTCCTTCTTTAATTTTCTTTTCAGCAGCATCTATTTTATCAATAGTTTTAACTTTACTATGAGTTCTAACTATGTCAGCTCTTTTTTTTAAATTTTTTCCGGCACCGACATGCCAAGGCACTTTACCTGATCCAGGTTTAACGCCAGTGATAGTTCCAGTTTTATCTTTAATCCAATTAGATTTAGGTTTGACCTTTTTAAGGATCGCTCCCATTCCTTTAGTTATTATACCCATAAGTCCTACTTATTAATTTTACCAGATTTTCTTTTGCCCCATTTTCCATAAGACTCATCTCTACGATCTTTCATAGATTGTTTCTTAGTGGATTCTTTTCCAGTTCTCATACCTAAAGATTCATCTTCTCTAGCTTTGTAGCCTTGTTTCTTTTTCTTAGAAACAGTCTTTCCTTTTTTGTATGGGAATCTTGGGGGTGAATACCTTGTTCCAAAATCATTTCTCATATTTGCTCCTTATTATTTTTTTCCATTTCTGAAAATTTGTGTACCCTTTATACCAAAAATTGACGCACATACAAGTATCCATAAATTAGTAAACCATGATGGAAGTGCCTGGAAATGGTCAAAGAACATCTTTATCTTATCCATGGCTGCCGGATCATCCGACCAGACCCCATATGCGAGCACCAAAATTGGCAACGTAAGTATACATAAAACTACCTCGTCCTTGTAGTCGTTTTGACGTGCTTCTAACAGTTTGCCCTGGTAAGCTTCTTCGCCCCGAGCTTGTCGCTCGGCATGCATTAACTGTGCATCAGACATAGCCATCTTCGTCTTTTGACGATTAGCATAAATCTTACCACCAGCGTTTAAAGCAAGTTTAATTGCTGATAACCACATACTAGAACCAAGTTGCTGTCTGTTTTCTAGCTTTAGTAGACGAACCTTTGCCGCCCGTGCTTCTAACAGTTACTTTATCACCAGATGCAATCCTTGCGTCTCTTCCTCTAATACTCGTTTTTCCTCTTGGATCTACGATAAGATTCTGAGATGGAATAGAAATTTTATTTCCACCTTTAAGATATCCATCTTTATTAGTGAATATTGACTGGTTGTATCCTTTGCCTTCTTTTGTCATATTTTTTCTCCTAGGGTTTGTATATACTAAGATTTAGGACCTTTCAAGGTTCTAACATCTTTAGCCTTCATTTTATCTGAAGTCAATTTAACATCAGCGGATATCAATGATTTTTCAATTGCTGTGTCTGCTCTTAAATTAGCTAAGTCTTCATTCTGGTCCAGTTTATCATCAGTTATTTGTCTGTTTTGAACCATTTTAGCTTTATCTAAATTAATTCTTGCATCTGTCTCTTGTTGCTTACGTTCACTCTCCATAGCCTTAAGATCAACTTCTCTTTGTTTTAATTTAAGTAATGGATCATGATCAAATTGAGATGTAATTGTTTTTTCTTCTTTTAAGAATTCTTCAGTCATATCTGCAATTAATACAGCTTTTCTAGCTTCAATCTTTTGAGATATTTGAGCTAACTGTTGTTTTACTTGTGGGTTTTGAACAGCTGCTTGTTGCATTTGTGGTAACATAGACATTTCTTGTGGAAACTCTATTTGAACTTGTTCTTGTGCCATCAATGATATGTGCTCCATAATATTTTTTTCTAATGCTGCTGTAATGCTAGGATTGTTTCTAACAAAGTTACTAGCCATAAAATTTAAGTGAGCTGTAATGTGAGCTCTATGATCTTGACCTGGAAACGCTTGAAAAGGTTTCATGGCCATTGCATCAATATGTTCGATTGCCGGATCTTTAGGTTGATTCGGTGGAGGTGGTGGTAAAATTCTATCTATATCTTTAACTCCCAGTGCTTCGTACATTTTTCTGTAACACATGTATAAATTATGCATTTGTGGATTAGACATTGCTAATTGTAATTCAGATTGTGCTAATGAAATTCTTTGACTCATTGAAAATATATTTGGATCAGCAACAGGTAGAATATCTACTCTATCATCAAAATCTGCAACTTTAATATTTCTTTGTCCACCTACTACATCGTATGGATATTCTGGCGGTAAGTATGTTTTAAATACTCCTGCCAATAATTTAAATTCATTTTTAAGTGACACATACAGTCTTTTATGGATTGCTGACATCACCCGAGAGCCGCGCTCTAATAAGGCCACAGTCGTTCCAACAGCTGCTGATTGGTTCCCGTCACCGACTTGCATGTCAGCAATCGACGCGAATCTTTGTCCCGCTTGAACGACAATTCCCATCAATTGCAATAAAGTCTGAGATGGCTCTTTGTATGGTAAAAATACAAAAGCATCTTTTAAGTTTCCACCTGGTGTATCTACATCTTTAAATTCACCTGGTTGTATGTTTGCAGCATCATCTTTTACTCTGACACCTCTTTGTTTAAATCCTGCCGGAAGATTTGATAATGTTCCCGCGTCTAATAACTGACGGAGAGCCGCAGTTGCAGTACGACTCAATCCGCCAATCATATGAATGAGTCCAAGGCCATAAAATCCAAGTCCTGGCAGAAATTTGAAATGGACGAAATATTGGATCTTATTTTTCAATGGATCATTGGGCGCGAAGTTCCTTCTAATAGAAAGAACCTTCCGACTACCTTGCTCGAGTGTAACGATGTAAGGTAATTTTATTCCTGTTGGTTCACCATCTGGGCCAACATCTTCGAAACCTTCTAAATCAAGGTCTACGTGGAATTCTAAAATTGTATACATAGGTTCAACTCTTTGTGATTTAGTTAAACCTTCTAATTCTAATTCTTTTTTCTTAACTTCATTTGTAACTACGTCTTGAGGTTTATGTAATTCTATATCAGAATAAAAACCATTTACTTGTTGTTTACGCAAATCATTTTCTGATATTTTAATTACATGACACACAGAAGTTGCATCTTCTAAAGATGTTGCAGTGTATGGAACAATTAAATCCTCAGCTGGTATAAATTTAGAAACTGCTCTACCTAATAAATCATCATAATAAACTTTTTTAAATGTAGATCCTGCAAGTGGTAAATAAAATAACATTTGATCAAATTCAGGTTCATACTCTTTCATTTTATCCATTAATTGATAATTCATGAAATCTTTAACACGTTGTGACTGCTGTTCTTTTTGTGGATTAGTTGCTCCCATGATTTGAGTTCTAACTGGTCCATCAGCTGGTAATAATTCTTTATAAGCTAAAGCTTGAAACTGTGTGACAGCTTCTGCTAATACTGGGTGAGTTGCACCGCTTGCTCCTTGAAAAGGTTCGGTTCTATTTTCGTATTTAAATCCTAAAAGATCTAATCCAACAGTATAAGCTCTTTCCCAATCAGCACGAGAAGCTTTATATTCTCTATAATCAGCTTCTAATCTACCACCGATTGGATCGCTAATATCATTTGGTAATAAATCATTTAAGTTTGCAAAGTGATCACCTTCTTCTGGTAAAGGCATTGCATTTGGATCAAAATCAATTGTAGCACCGAATTCATCTTCAGTAACTTCAACTGGTCCTTTTTGTATTTCAGGTTCCTCTAAGTTAACAACCTCTGCAACTTCATCATCTGGTCGTTTAACGTTTGGGAGACCTTTATCTATTTCTGCCATTTAAATTCTCCTATATTCTCTTAACACGATTATACATTGAAGGCAACCCCTGTGGAGTTGGCCCAGATTCAGGTGGAATTGCGTTAGGTCTTCTAATTGAAGCTATTCCGCCGCCTGCTGCCATAAACTCCATTGGCATTCCTATATCTCTTTGTTGTTGTCTTATTAAATCTTCTTGCCTTATTTTATCCATAGCATCTATGTCTTCTTGCTTTGCTTTATCCATTAAACCTTGATCATAAAACTGTCCTGCTTCTAATTGAGGACTTGGTCTCATAAATGGTTGCATATTTAAAATATATTCATCAACCGCATCATCATAAACTTTTTGTCGTGCTGCTGGTGCTTTTTCTTCAAATCCCACTCTTCCATAACCAGGATTAACTTTTTGTTGTTCCATTCCATATAATCTTTCTCCAAGTTCCATAACATTTCTTCTTTGTGGTGCAGCTGATCCTTCTGGAAGCGCTGCTTCAAATTCTTCTTGTTCTGATTCACCAAAGATAGGACCAAAACCATAATCAGTTGCGTTACCAACAATTCTTGACCATTTTTTACCAGCAGCATAATCACCAACTGCAAATGGAACCATAAAACCTGCTTCAGCTAACAAACCATAACCAGTCCACTTAGCAGCACCGGTAAGTGCTCTCATGCCTTTTGTAAACTTACCTAGTTTTGTTATTGCAGCTTTACTTCCTTCAGCTCCTTCTTGAACAAGTTTATTGTATCCTTTTTGATAATCAACGATTGAATTACACTGACCACCAACACCTTTAATACATGGAATGTTTGCGTCTTTAAAAAATTTTAATAGTTTTTTGTTATTAAAATTTTTTTGTTGCAAGCTTGTTTTTAAAGATTGTAGATTTGTTTGTAAAGATTTTACTAAATCTGTTTTTTTAGTAACAACAGGAGTTTTACTTGAAAATTTAATTTTTCCTGCTTCATCAGCAGTAATACTAACATCATCTAAATAATTTCCATATTTTTTACTAAAATTATCTTTTAAATCTTGTATTTCTTGAAATATAACTTTTTTATTTTCGGGAGAAGCATTTTCATACCTTTTTAACAATGTGTTCATTGGTTTATCAAATTGTCTGTTTTTTATATCAACGTTAAATGTTTCTGTAGTAGGAGATAATTTAATATATTCTATTTCATCTGCATAACCTAAATCAATCAAAGAAGAAGGTATTTTATGATCATACATAATTTTTTCATTAATATTCCAAAGTTTTTTAGCATCTTTAATTTTTCCAGCACTTGCTAATCTAATAGCTTTTTCAGCGTCTATAAACTGAGATTTATATTTAGGATCAACAACATCTTTTAAATAATTTAAAAGATCATCTGTACCTGCTCTAGGGTTTCTAAAAGTTTGAATGTTTCTATATAAATCTTTCCCTATTTCTTTAAAGATTAATCTTGAAATAGGACCATGAATTTTTTGGTCTAAATTATATTTTTTTAAAAGCTCACTATTTTTTAAAATTTTTCTTGCTTCTTGTTTAACTTTTGCAGGACCACCGGATAAAGCTTGTTTAAATTCATTAGTAATTTTTTTTCGTACATCATCATTAAAATTATAAATAACAGTAGAAAAAATATTATCCCCTAAAGTTTTAGTTAATTGTGATGCTCCTCCACCTGCTCCCCCACTTGCTTTTATTCCCAAAATATTTGAATTAAAATCCGCACTAAAACCTGAAGGTAAATTATTTTTAATTGCTTTAATAAAAGAATGATTGTTTCCAAATCTTTTAATAAAAGCTTTTTTAAATTTTTGAGGATCATCAAATTTTTCAGCGTTTTTAGTTAACCATTTTTCTGCCTTGTCATAATCCCTTTTTATTTTTTTTGATTTAATGTTAGTAGGACTAGCTTCAGTTCTTGTTTTTGTTCTTCCCTCTTCTGCAAAGTTTTCTTTTTCATCAAAAATATCTAATACAAATTCTGTATCTTCTCCTAATTTATCAGCTATGTGTTTTATCCCTGCTGCATCTTTTTGCAGTTTAACAAAAGCTACTGCCAAACTATCATTTAGCATTCCTTTCTTAAATCTGACTTTCCCAGTTTTACCATATTTCTTTAAACTTTTTTGAGATTTAGGTGTTCTCATTAAATATTCCATATCATCTTCAATATCAGCTTTTTGGATAATCTCTGCAAGAGTGTCCCAAGTTTTTTCTTTTTGTTCTATTTGAAGTTTGGTTAGACCTGAGGGAGAAACAAACCCTCTTTTCCTAAACCCGATCCGTCCACCGTCAGCCATGTTAAACGGTCTTTCTAAATTTATTCTTTGTAAATACTCTTCGTGTGTTTCTTGTGATGGGTCGTAATTACCCGATATTTCATCTTTAAGGGGACCTGGTTTTAGGTCATTGGATAAAGCTGCAAGTTCCATGTTCCGTGGTTCATGGACCATGGCACGGTTAGCTTTGAACTCAGCTTCCATTTCATTCCAAGTGTTTAAGGCTTCTTCTGGAGTGGCATCTTCTTGCTTCATCCAATCGTTGGC